TGTCACCCGGCCCTTGGAATCCACGGTGATGGGCGATACGGCAGTTGCGCTGTTGTTGTAGGTGCCCGCCGTTACGCCACTGGCCGCCAGGGTCAATGCCAGAGTGGTCGTGCCACTGCCTGTGACGTCGCCTGAGACCGTAATGTTCTGGTTGGTGGTTATGTAGCCAGGGTTGGTTGCAGCCGTCACCCGACCGGTCGTGTCCACCGTAACACTGGAATAGGTCCCTGCGCTCACACCGGTGGTGGTTAGGGACAGGGTATTGCCTGACTTGGTCAGACCCGATCCGGCTGTCAACTGCGCCAGACCATTGAACTGCTGGAACGTCAGGCTGGTGGTGCCCAGGGTGATTGGCATGTTGGTCGCCAAAACCCAGCCCGTGTCTGCATTTGTGGATCCCTCTTCTACGAAAACATAAAGTCCAGAGGTGATCTCACCGGCGGGACTGTTGTCCGCATCAGCAGAGCGTGCCCAGGAGCTGGCGGAGACAACATACAGACCGTTTTGCGATCCTGTTGTCTGATCCTTGACGAGGACTCGGTCTCCAACAACCAATACCACGCCGTCAATCGACTGTGTCCCCGAGAGGGTGATGTTGGCTGTGGTCGCTGCCCGCACCGAGGACTTGAAGTCAAGACCGGTGATGGCGTTGTCCACGTACTGCTTGGTAGCCGCATGCAGCGCGTTGGTAGGGTCGGCCACAAGTGTGAGCGCACCTGTGAGCGTTCCCCCAGCCAGGGCCAGAGCGTCAGTAATGCCATAACCAGACAGCGTGGTCGGTTTTCCGGTCACGCTGGACCAGGCGGGTGTGATCGTGACCGCTACACCCGTGGACGTGATTCGCCCTTTGGCATCCACGGTGAATGGGGTGATCGAGGTGGCGGCATTGTTGTAGGTGCCAGACGTCACCCCGCTATTGGCCAGAGTGAGCGCGACAGCCGTTGCCCCAGTCCCCGTTGCATCTCCAGAAAACGTGATGTTCTGGTTGGCCAGCAGGTAACCCGGGTTGGTACCCCCTGTTACCCGACCTTTGGCATCCACCGTGACGCTGGAATAGGTTCCCGCCGTCACGCCGCTGTTGGCCAGCGCCACGGCAACACCGCCCGAGAGGGTGCCGCTTCCAGTGGCATCACCCGTAAGGGACAAGGCATCCGTTTTCTTGGCAAACACCCCAGCTCCTGCGGCCGGGGTCACCAGGTTGCCCGATTCACCAATGAACAGGGTCTTGCTGACCTCGGACCAGGCCAGCTCACCAGCGGCCAGGGTTGGTGGAGTGGCCGTGGTTGAAGAGCGTTTGATTTGAATGAGGTTGGTCATGCAGTTTTCCGATCAGAAATAGCCCGCATCCAGGGCGAGGTTGCTTACATCAGGCAGTGGCCCGGGTGGACCAATCTCCCCACGATCGCCCTTTGGGCCTTGTGGGCCGGGGACGGTGAGGTTCATCTCTATGGCGGTGTTGGACCAGCAAGCCTCCAACGTGAGGCTGAGTTGGGTGCTCAAAGCGTCAATGCAGTAGTCGGACATTCACCCTCCTTCATTGGCTGACGTCCGGCACCACCGGGACGATGAAGGTTTCGGTGGAGCGCACCATCCCGCCGTCATGTACCTCCACATCGCAGTACAGATTTGCAGGTGCAGGAAACACAGAAGATCCAGCAGGATCGGCGAGTGCCAGATAGAAACGTCCCGGGTTGACGGTCTGATCCGGATCAATGCTGGCCACAAGGCTTGCGACCAGCACACCGGTACTGGTGCGCAACTGTGAACGGATCACCTGATCAGATAGTGGCACCGCGTTGCCGCTTTCCCTAAAAACTCCGGACAAAGCGAAGGTATCGCCCCGCTTGAAGGGGGGCGTTGTCAACTGGCTCATCTCAATATCCTTGAACGTAGGCGTCCACGGTTCCCGCCGTGGCGTTGCCCGTGGCGTTGAAACACTGGATTAGCGGACCAGAGTTGGACTTGTCCACCACGCATGCGGTGGTTGCGCTGCCTCCATCGGAGTGCAGCGTGAGGCTCACAATGACCACGCTTTTCCAGCCCGTGCCAATGGACAGCCGGGTGCCTCCTGAGGCAATAGCCACATCCGGCAGCCGTACCGTCTTGTCGGGCACATCAATCTGGGCGACCACCGAGCCAATGAGGCCTTGCAGATTGCTCTGGTCCACATCTATGCGGAACTGGTAGCTGACCCCGGCATCAGCCCAAGCACGCCCCGGGAAGGGCACAAAGGCTGCGTCGGTGGACTTCTTCCAGGTGATCTTCCAGGCGTAGCCACTGATGCTTGTTGCAAGGGTGAGGTTGCCGCTATCGGTAAAAGTGACGCTACCCGTCCAGGAAATGGCCTGGTACTGCGGCACCAGAAAAACTGCCGTGGCATTGGTCCACAGTTGCGCCGAGTCGCTGCTCCACATCCGGGATGAATCAGTGGCCACGATGGAGGCAGAGTTAAGCGTGTAGCTTGCGAACACGTTCTCCACCGGCGCATCCCCCAGATTGCAAGCCACTGCCGTGACGTTCTGGCTTTCATTGCCCGTGGTGTCCACGGCCTTGATCAGGATCTGTCCGGCCCCGTAAGGTATGGTGACCAGATCCCAGGGAGAGACCGTGAGCAGTCCTGTGTGCAACTCCAGTGCATCGGCCCAGGAGCGACTGCCCCCGGGCTGCCACCGCACCCGATAGCCGTCCAAATCAATGTCAGTGACTGCGCCCCAGGTCAGGCGTGTGCCATCGAGCCGAAGCCAGGGCACATCAGACGGTGGCGCTGTTTTGCCCACCACCGATACCGAAGCCTGCGACCAGGGCCCACGCACACCGATGGTGTTGATGGCCCGAACCCGTACGTCATAGCTCACACCGTCTTGAACTGGCGAGGCCCAGGCCGTGGCCAACTCCGCAGCCACGATGTCCACGGGAGACCAGCCAGCATCAGCGCTGAGCTTGAGCTGTACTTCGATCTGCCCCTTTTGGGAGTAAACCTCAGTAGGCGCAGACCAGGTCACCCTGATTCGGGAGATCACAGAACCATCGGCAAGCCTGAGCAGCTCGCTCGTACCCGATGAAAGCGCCAGGCCCGAGATTGACGGGACACTGAAGGGGTCTGGCAGGTTGGACTGAGCCACCACCGCTGCAGGCGATAGAACGGCCTGGGTGTAGACGCTTGCGCTGTACTCCCGGGCGACGATGTAGACCTCGTCGTTGTCCTTGATCTCGATCTGCAGGATCCGAAAGAGCTTGCCACTCCAGCCTGGGGTGGAGTGCGTGATCGGAACCACATCACCCACCTCGCAGCGCAGGCCCTCCTGAAAGGCGGAGAACTTCACGACCAGGCCGTAGCGGCTCTGGTTTAGGGTGAGCTGGGCGATGTTCTGGGCACGGTAGACATTGGCCGAGAACGGCAGGTCGACCTTGGCTTCGAGAATCAGGCCATTGTCCGTGGCCCTCAAGGCCGTGGACTCCACGGTAGCCAGATCGGGCTGCCACTTCTTGGCCGGGTTGTAGAAACCTGCCGTGACCCGGTTGTACTTGGCACGTTTGCCCGCCTGAGAAATCACCCAGGAGCCCGTGATGTTGTTCTCACTAAAGCCAAAGCTTGATGGCGTGGCCACCGTATCCAGCACCAGTCGGTACTTGCCGCCACTAAAAACAAGCATGCCCCTGCATGCGGTGAGCAGCGCACGGACGTTGTCGTAGGCCGTCTGGCTGGTGTCCACGGTGCCGTCACAGGTGTAGGCCGCGTAGTCCACCTGAGTGAGCGTCAGCAAACCAGCGCCAGAGCTTGTGAGCACCAGCGACACGCCTGCCAGGGCATTGGCAACCGAGGTGGCCAGCTGATAGCTGGTATCGGTGACTCTGATGGCGTAGTAGGTGCTGGTGGTGCTCAGGGGCACCGGCAGCGTTGTGGCGGCTGTGACCTTGACGCCATCGCCGGTTTCCAAAGTGATGGGCTGGGCAAACGTCAGCGTATTGGCACTGGCATCGGCCGTGAAAGTCGCAGAAAAACTGGGCGCTGCAATCCGGGCATCGCAGGCATTGGCTGCTACCAGGAAAGAAGCATCATCAATGGCACTGGCCGCTATGGCTCGGCCATAGACCGTGCTGGTCAGGTAGTCCCGGATGGCCAGGGCAGCATTGTTCGAATACCGAATCTGACCATCACGCGGGTCATAGAGCGTTCGGCCCCTCACATCAGCGGTGAACGTGGGCAGTCCAGAAAACGCATTCCTGTCGTACTTGAGCTGGACATAGATGTAGGCACAGCTACTCAGCGTACAGGCGCTGGTCCACTTGGGTACGGCGGCTGTCAGGGCCGCATCGGCAGCTTGCCCAGGGGTGCCCAGGTGCTTGCTTATGGTGACCAGGCCACTGAATTTGGGATCGGTGGACAGAACATCGTCCAGGTAGACGTTGTCGATCGAAGCCACTGGCCCCTCCGCCAGCACGAGCACGACATGCAGATACTCGTTGTTCGCGCCAGAGACTTCGATGAACACTCGTGTGCCGCCAACCCGGCGCCTGCCGTAGATCACCGCAATCGGATCAACGTTGCTCTGGGAGTTGATCAGGATGCCCTGTGCCTGAGCGGAAGCCAGAGCCGACTGGCTCCGGCTGGGAGAGTTGGTCCCCAGCACCGTCTGCACGGCCAGATTGGCCACACCACCGGCCACGAGGCCAGCTGCGCCACCGATGAAGTTGGCCGTGGCAATGGATGCACCCAGCACATCCGTGGCAGCGGCTGTGATGCCGGACTCGATGACTGTGCCCAGCACGGCGTCGGCTACCACCGCGCTTGCCGCTTCTGCAACACCCATCCCGACAATAGCGCCAATGACTACACCAGCCATCAGGGCTCCTTCGTGGCTATGGGATCGGATGGATCCAGGCAGCGGGCATACATGCGCTCCACATCCTGGTAGCCCAGGTGCTCGAGAAGTCGGCCGAAGTCCTTTTCTCGCTTGACGTGGTAGTACACCTTGCGAACCCCTTGAGCCTTGAGGCCAATTTCCGAATACCGCAGCAGCTTGAGCACCACCCGGCCCGCCCGGGCCTCAGGTGCCATGTACACAGCGCTGTTGGCTGCTACCAGAGTGCCTGCGTAGTGGATGTGGGTCTGAACGATGAAGATCGCATAACCCACCAGAGCGCCATCTCTGCGGGCGACGAAGGTGGCGAGCTTGCCCGCCGCATCGAGCTCGCAGTAGCGGGCCCAATCGACCTGCAGACCAGCCAGATCCTTCTGACCCACTTCGGCATACTCTCGCTCGGCCAAGCCCTGGAGCTCGGCCACAGCGGTTTGGATGGGAATGCGTGCAAAGGTGTAGCTCACACGGCCCCCCATTTGATTTGCTGGTTGATGTTGGTGACAAACTGAAATCCTCGATCTCCCGGGAACCAGATCTGCTCCTCCTGGTCGTTGGTGTGCCGCCCTGGAGTGCGCTGGAAATCCACCCACTGGGAGCTGGCCGTGACGGCGATGGTGCAGGTGCCCCCTGTGGGGTCATCGGAGATCTCCATCGCATCGATGCGGCCATCAAAGATGAGAAGCGGGTTGCTGATCACGGCCTGCCGGTAGTCAAGAAACGCCTTGTAGATGGCGATGCGGCGATCGATGTAGGGCTTGGACAGCGCAATCGAGATCCAGACCTGATCAACAGCCGAGACCTGCACCGTCACATTGGGGATGCTCATGTCGCTGCTCTCGGAGAGCCCAGAAAACCCCAGGAACTGGCCATTGGCCGTGTAGCTGTTGGCGTTCCACAGCACATTGATCCAGGCATCCGTCATCCGGATCGTGCCGTCGTCAAACCAGACCTCCACCAGGTACACCGACTGGTTGCTGGACTTGAGGATCTCGGCTATGAAATCTGCGCTTGCACCTCTGTCCATGGGCGCACCTCAGTGAATGTTTGAACCTGGCTTCAGAAAACCCGAATGTCAGAAAGACTCGACCAGCTGCAGCGAGAAGTTGTAGATGCCGCCAGGGGCTACAGCACTTTCAAGCGTGTCGCTGCCCAGAGCCAGGGTGAAGGGCACGCTTCGCACCAACACCGCCACCCCGTCGCCAGGGCTCACCATCAAGGCAGGCTCAATTGCCAGTGTGGCCGAGCCACTGACGTCCGAGTTGGCGTCTGCCGTGATCATGTAGACCTTGCTCTGGCCCGAGATGCCAATGAAATCCCCTGCCTTGAGAACACCTGCCGTGCTGGCCGTCCAGCCCCGGGTGGCAAGAGCCCTGCCTTGCTGCGCAGTGCCATTGACCACAGGCGAGCCCGTTGCCGCGCCTTGTGGTGATCTGTGCACGGGCAGCGCCGCCGTGAAACTGTCCCATTGGCCACGCTGACTCAGCAAGAAGGCCTGGATCGGCGCGAACTGGGCGCGGCTGAGCCCCACCCAATCGGCCGTGATGACCCAGCGCTGGGCGCCTGTGGTACGCGTACTGCGCCTTAAGTTATGCGCCAGAGAGACCCGGGTGGGCTGGTAGGACTGGATCTTAAGAGCGCTGGGCGCGGGAGAAGAAGGAAATGTGCCGCTCATGCTGAACACCCACTCATTGGGTTTCTCGGCTCATTCGGGCACCTGGTTTCATGCGGACCCCTGCGTTCATGCGGTGATGCCATAGCGTCCTCGCATGTTCAGGGCCTGGTTCACGATGCCCACGACCACCGCCTTGTTTTGCACCATGGCCGTCTGAAAGCTGCGCGAATCCATGGCGTTGACCGAGAAATTGATG